ATTGTCAATATGGATGAAGGACTGGGCAATTCCCACTCTGTGTATCCCCAACTTGAATATCTCTTGTAATAGATTGTGTCTATCCCTCGAACCTGAACAAGCAATATCAACCGCAAGTCCTGACAAATGTGCGCTGTCGGATTTTCCACCCGCCTTTCGATTCTGTTCCTCCGTACGGAATCCTGAGTTAATGTGAATGGGTTTTCCAAATCGTTCTCGAAGGAGGTCAATTTTGTACAAGAAGCCACTATCCATAAACTTGCCACTACCATCAAGGTCAGGCGAATCAAATTCATCAATCGTAAAATACTTTAGTTGCATTATTTTGTTATAATTAGTAATAAGAATAAAAGAATTATACCAATAGAAATCACCAAGAATCTATCGTAAGCACTACCATAGTACTTCTCTCGTATCCACTCTTTTGCCATCAAATAATATAATCTAATCTTATTCATCATTTACTGTTTTTAAGTGTTTTTTCTGCCATATCTCTGTCATCGTAATCCAATGCAGCTTTCAATATAATCTTATCCATCATATTGTCTTGATTGTCTAGCATTTGCTTTTGCAAGTCAATAATCATAGCCTCTAAATTATCCTTAGCCTTAACCAACATATCTATTTGGTTTTCCTTCTTCTCTATGCTTTGCTTTAACGCTTGTACGTCATCAGGCTTGCTGCCAGTAATAGTACTCACTACAATACCAATAGAAGCTGATATAGTACCAATCATCATCATCACCACTTCCTTATTTGTTTCCAGTACTGGGTACTGAATTAAGGCAACTATAATGCCCATTATCACAAGGAATATGAACAAACTCCCTGCGTAGTGTCTGATTTCTTTGGCTACTCCGTTTTTTGGTAGGTTCATTTAACTTTTTTGTATATGCTGATTGCTGTATAAATTATTGCTAAACACAGAGAAACACTCTGCAATATAGGGTTGGCTTCGCTTACACTAATTCCAAGTGCAAATAGGTTCGTTGCTGCTATCTTCAAATCTTCCATTAGTTTATTACTTCTGCGTACAGCTTGAATACCTCATCTCCATCTAAGACTCTATTAAATATTCTTACTTGGTCTATCCAGCCATAAAAATATTGTGAATTATAAAAAGCTCTTCTTCCAATTTCTAATGTATAAAGAGGGCTTGTTGCTGAGCTATTGGCTGTGGGTGTGCTTGACTCTACATTGCCATCAATATAAAGTTTCATTACCCTACTGCCATCAATAGTACCTACAACGTGATGCCAGTTTCCATCGTTATATGAATTTGATGCACTTGTTATAGAAGTAGATTGACCGCTAGTACCATTAGCTTGTTGCCAAACAATATATCCACTTCCAGTTTCTAATACCAAACCCCTTCCTGAACTGACTGCTCCACCATTGTCCATAATAGTCCCCGATGTTGCAGTAAAATTAACCCAACAAGAGAATGAAGTGTTAGTCATAGAAATGTCAGAAGAATCTACTCCAGTGGTTATATATTGACTACTGCCATTAAAACCAGCAGCATAAGTACCAAATAATCCACTACCACTCGTAAAAGTTACATTAGTAGAAGTTATATCATTACTCCCAGTAGAATCATTTGCATTATTCTCTAACTCATAAAAGGCTACCTCACTATTATCTCCAAATGGGTCAGAAGCATTCTTTGTGATATAGGCTTGCTTCTCATTGTATAGATTTGCCACTTCAGTAGCATCTAAAAGCAAACCGTAAATTCTAACTTGGTCAATCTTACCATCAAAAAAACCACCTGAACCTGAAACATATGCACCAATAGTATCACCTTGACCAGCAACATTAACATTCCCAATAGCAAGTGGACTTCCTTGTGCCACACCATCGAAATAAGCAATCATATTACCCCCCGCTTGGGCAGTTAGGCAAATGTGATGCCAGTTACCCACAGTAATTAGATTTTCATTTAAATTTATTACCTTATTACCTCCATCGTTAAACTTAAACTCTAGTCTTTGCCCTGCTGAATATCCTGAATTTATTGAAATCTCAATTAGCCTATTTTCTCTAAGGCTTACAATAGTCCTATCTCCACTTAAAGTGTCTGCGTTTATCCAAGCTGATATTGAGATGTCTGCTGATACACTTGAAGGAATATCGGTCAAACTTACATAGCTGCTAGTACCATTAAACACCGCAGCAGTACCGAACCTACCAAAATCATAGGTTATATTATATTCAGTACCATCGTAGTTTGTTGTTTCATCGTTGGCATTACCATCAAATTTATAGTACGCAGTAATGGTATCTTGATAGTTGTTTGTATCTGTTGTAGATGTATAAACACAAGCAGTTTCTGTATGTATGGTAGTTACCTGATTTGAAATATAAGAACCTTTTGTAAGGAATCTTACTTGGTCTATTAAGCCATTGAAGTTTTGATACGATGATGTACCCGCTGCATAAGCACCTATAATGAGATTGTTTGAGCCTGAAGCCAATGAATTTGTGTGTGTTGCACTACTGTGTGTTGTACCATCAATGTAAACTATAACCGATGTACCATTTACAGCCACTAATATATGCTTCCAAACATTCAAATAATTAGTCATAGCAGAATGTTGGCTGTAAGTCATATTTGACCCATCTCCAATTCCAACATCAATCCCCCCTGAAGATGTTATTTGCACTCTAAATCTTGGATTTGTTGCACTTGTAGTAAAATCACCCACTAAATGAGCATTTGCAGCAGATGTTTGTTTAAACCAACAAGAAAAACCAAATGTTGTAGTAGATGGCATTGTTAAGTTGGTATCTATGTACCCAGTGCTATTAAAATCACCAGCCCAGTTTATCTCTCCATCTACTCCAAAATCAACACTATAAGGTATGCCATCATAATTACCACTAGCATCCGAAGCATCGTAGTCTAATGAGTAAAGAGCAATACCACTACCATCCCCAAATATATCTGCTGTGTCAGTAAGACAAGGGGTTTCAGGTGCAGCAGCAGCTTCTCCTATAAAAAGTCTTTTTCCTAAACTCATATTATGGTAAATCTATTGCAGGTGGGTCAAACAAAATAGGTGTCCATTTCACTACATTCTTTTTTGTAGTTAGGGCATTTACTTCTGTTTCTCTTTCTTCCACCTTTGCTCTGATATCACTTCTTTCGGTTGTTATTGCAGAGGGAGTCGCAGTACCTAGTTCGGCTTCCCTTGTTATGTACCAATCCGTCTTGGATAGTTCTACATTGGCAAGTTCTTTTACTTTTGCTATCTTCTCTGCTTTTAGTTCCGATAATGTACCTTGTATTGTTTTATTAGACTTTGTTCTTTTAAATACGCTATTATCAGCATCCCAAGTGATTTCTCCTAGAACCTCTACTCTGCGGTCATAAGAATCTGAAACAACATCATAAAATCCTTCTGCTTCTAATGTAGCAGTATCAGCTTTTCTGAAGTTCAATATTACACTACCATCACTCTTAGTGTAGGTGTTCGGTAATCTTCTGTACTGGACTATTTGTCCGTTTATCTGTTTTGCTTTCATATTATGCTGGGTCTGTGTCGGCTGAATAAGTACCTACTGAATAGAAAAATTCAGGAGTAGCATCGTCATCCGTACAAGTTACTTGGATTAGATTCGTTGTTGTATTGTCGTATGTTCCACTTCCTACTTGATTTATTGCAGGAGTTCCAGTTAAAGTTCCTAGTGTAATAGTGTAAGCACCTGAAACAATAATATCTACTACTTGCCCTTTTTTATAGCTAGAGAAGTTTATTGTGTGGCTTCCCCCCATTGTTACTGGGAATATAGCCGCGCTAGACCAATCCAAAGTAGTAGCACCTGAAGTAGTTACTGCTGCCGCTCTAGCAGTATATCTATTGGCTAGTTGGTCGTGGTCAACACCATTGTTTGAGATTTGAATATCGTTAGAATTTACAGTAATACCAGTTCCTGCGCCTACCGCTAAAGAAGCATCTCCACTTGTCGCATCTCCAGTAAGTCCATCACCAGCTACTACGCCAGTAATATCCCCTGCTACAACCCAAGTGAACCCACCACTAGCGTGGTCATAGGAAAGAACGTAGTCATCCTCCGTTGTTCCTGCTGCTGCGGTTACATCTAATTTAGAAGCATTAATTGCTCCGCTTCCAACTCTGTCAGAAGTGACAAATCCATTAGCATAAACCTCATCAAAGTTGTCGTTTAATTTATCAAATGCAGTTCTTAACGGTTCTCCGTCACCTGAATTCGCTGCATTTCCAATGTTTACTGTTTGTTTAGCCATTTATGTTTTTTTCTATTATTCAAAATATCTACTCGCTAAATGTCTTATAGAATCAGCCAGTATTTTTGTTGTACTTGCTAAGGGTCTTACTATTAATTCAAAATAAATTAGACCCCAACCGCTTTGTTTATCTGTTTTACCCCAACTTGTAGTTTCATATACCGCGCCATAAGCCATATTAATACAATACTTTTTTTGTTGTTTTGTTATTTAAGTTTTGGAGGTATTCTCTCAACTTAATTACGTTTTGTTGTTTAGGTTTGTATTTCTTTTTTATATTACCCATCCACCAAATATGTCTTTATCAGGATATACATCCTCGTTGTTATTTGTGTAGTATTCGGGGAACTTGCTACCTGCATTAAAACTTAAATAGTCAATCAACCTATCGGTGTAGTATTGTGCCGTGTTACGCTCCTTTTCTAGCAGGTAATCTATCTCCTCCTTCGTTACCCCTTCAGCGTTCTCCGAAGTGTGCTTAAAAACGCCCTTATTGGCTATTGTGAAGTTGGCAAAAGGTAAGTACTCAACCATTGCCCAATGTATCAAACAAGGCTTTATCCATTCATTTACTAAGGCTAGGTAGTCCCCACTTAAAGTACTAGCAATTATATCAGCTTGTATCTTGTCCATTAGGTCTGTACCTAAGTAGTTTTCAATATGCTTGTCTTGGGAAATTTTTATGTACTGTATAAACTTGTCTGTGTCCACATTGCCATTCATAGCGGTGAACTTTACAATATCTT